CTTGCTTTAGATATTAGCAAGGCATCAGGTAAAGATTTAGAAACTGTCACAAACGCTTTAGGTAGAGCGCAAGATGGAAATGTTATTTCACTTGGCAGATTAGGTCTTGGCTTATCAAAGGCTGAATTATCAACTCTTACATTTACAGAGGTGCAACAAAAACTTGCTGATCTTTATGGTGGCGCGGCAGCTGAAAACGCTGACACATTTCAAGGCAAGATCGATCGCCTAAAAGTAGGATTTGATGAAGCTAAAGAATCACTTGGCACAGCCTTATTACCTGAGATTGAGAAGTTTATTGGATTCTTAAACGAAACCGGCATTCCAAGCCTTAATGCTTTTATTGCAGGATTAACTGGAGAAAATGGATTAAGTTCAGGATTTACTCAAACTCAAAAAGATGCTGAAAGTTTTGGAAAAGCGATTGCAGGAGTTATCGGGATCGTTCAAGGATTTATTACTTTTATTAGAGAAGCAATTGGTCTAGTCGTATCTTTAGCAAATGAATTGGCAAAAGTATTAAATCTAATTCCAGGATTAAATCTAGGACAATTACCTAATCCAGCGCCATCTGCTAGATCGGGATTTGAAAATATACCAACTCCAAGCGGATCAACTTTTGGCGGTCGCGGTATGGGTCAAATTAACAATATAACAATTAACGCAATTGATGGCGAAGGTGCTGCAAGAGCTGTTGCTAAAACCTTAAATGCTCAATCTGCTAGAAGTGTCAGCGCATTAAGGGATAGATAATGACAGTATTTACACCAGACTGGAAATTAACTGTCGGTGGGGTCGATTATACTGACATAGCAATAAGCGATATTCAGCATCAAGCAGGTCGCACAGATATTTATCAACAGCCACTTCCATCTTATATGCAAATTACGCTAGTTGCTTTATCTGGCCAAACATTACCTTTTGACATAAATGATTCTTTTGATTTGCAAGTAAAAGACTCAACTGGATCTTATGTAAGTTTATTTGGTGGAGATGTTACAGATGTAACTGTTCAAGTGGGTGCTACCGGAGCATCAGCCACGGTTATCGAATATACTCTTTTGGCTATGGGATCTTTAACTAAATTAACCAAAGAAATTTGGGATGACAACATTTCGCAAGATGAAGATGGCGATCAAATCTATGGAATTTTGTCTAGCGTATTACTTGGAACTTGGAATGATGTGCCATCAGCTTCGACTTGGGCAACTTATGATGCAACTGAAACTTGGGAAAATGCAGTTAATTTAGGACTTGGATCTATTGATCAACCTGGTCTGTATACTATGACCGCTCAATCTACTGTTACCGATACGATTTACAACATTATTTCAGATATTGCTAATTCAGCATTTGGATATATTTATGAGGACAATCAAGGCAATATCGGTTATGCAGATGCAGACCATAGGCAAAATTATTTATTAACAAATGGTTATGTTGAATTAGATGCTCGTCATGCGTTAGGTGCTGGATTATCTACTGTAATGAGATCAGCAGATGTTCGAAATGATATTTTTATCAATTATGGCAACAATTACAATTCACAGGTAACCGCTATCGATACAGATTCAATTGCCCTATACGGCTACAAATCTGAAAGTATTAACTCTAGGGTTCAAGGCGCTGTCGATGCTCAGGCTATTGCCGACCGATACATAGCCCAAAGAGCTTATCCAATCCCAGCATTCCAATCGATCACATTCCCAATCACTAATTCTGAAATTGATAACGCAGATCGGGATGATCTACTAGCTGTATTTATGGGAATGCCAGTTCATATTCAAAACCTACCGAGCCAAATCTCAGGTGGGGCATTTGAAGGTTATGTTGAGGGCTGGTCTTGGAGTACTCGCTTCAATGAACTGTTTCTCACAATAAATGTTTCACCAGTTGCATTTAGCCAAGTGGCTATGCGTTGGAATACAACCCCAGCCACAGAGGCATGGAACACAATCGACCCAACTTTAACTTGGGAATACGCTACAATAATCTCATAGGAAAAGGATAAAATGCCAACTACTACTAACTTTGGCTGGACAACACCAGCCGACACCGATCTAGTCAAAGATGGTGCTGCTGCAATTAGAACTTTTGCAGGAAATGTTGACACATCTTTAGTTGATCTAAAAGGTGGAACAAGCGGACAATATCTTACAAAAAATTCAAATACTGATTTGGATTATACTTGGGTTGATTTATCAGCTGGTGGTATGACTTTATTATCTACAACTTCTTTAACTGGCGCAACAACAACAATTTCAGGAATTAGTGCTTCATATAATAATCTGTTTGCGATTATTTATGGAGTTACAAACGCAACAGGAAATGGTGATTTTAGAATAGCACCAAATGGTTCAACAAATGGCAGTTTATACAGAATAAATGGTTGGGATAATACTAACGGAGATTATACAATAGGTGAACAAAGTACATATTACAAACTGAGTGGAAGAACTTTTACGCGAACTGATGCAAATAATGTATTTTGTGTAACATTTGCTAATTATGCAAATACATCACATTACAAAGCAATTACACATTATGGTAGGTATTTAACAGGTGCGGTAGGATTTGTTTTTGAAGGAACTGGCGCTTACAATGCAAATACCGCAATTTCATCTTTAGTATTTAGTAATAGTGGCGGAGATTTATCTACTGGAACAGTTTTACTTTATGGAGTCAAATAATGAGCAAACCAATTATAAGAATACACAACATTGAAACTGATGAAGTTATTGATAGAGAAATGACGGATGCTGAATTTGCTCAGTATGAGGCAGATCAAGCAGATTATCAGCTGAAACAAGCCGAAGCCGAAGCAAAAGAAACAGCACGCCAAGCAATCCTTGATCGTTTAGGTTTAACCGCTGACGAAGCAAAACTTTTACTTGGCTAATGAAGCCTTGGTTATCTAAAGCTGCTGAAACTTTTAGGGATCAGGTAAATGACTGCTTCCCTGATCGCAAGCGCACAGCTGATGGATGGATTGGTGATGCTCGCCATTCAGCCAGAGTCAGTCAGCACAACCCCAATGAACAGGGTGAAGTATGTGCCATCGACATTGACGCTCGCCTATCTGACCAAGAAGGGCTTAGTTTCGATTTGGCAGATCAGATTCGACTCGCAGCAAAAAAGGATAAGCGTATTTATTATGTGATCCATGCTGGCAAAATTGCTAGTGCTAAATCATTTTGGAAGTTCAAAAAATACACAGGTATCAACCCACATCATAAGCACATTCATGTTTCTTTCAAGCCAAACCAAACAGGCGAGAAGTTCGACATCCCACTACTGAAAGGCAATTAATGAAACTGACCAAAAAACACAAAGCAGCAATTAAGTCATATTTGAGAGCTGTGGCAGCTAGTGGAATTACTGTTGCTCTAGCGATAGTGGCTGACATTCATCCAGCCTATGCAACATTACTTGGTGCTATTGTCGCTCCAATTGTTAAAGCAGTAGATCCAACATCCGGTAAAGAGGTCGATTATGGATTGTCCGAAAAATGAGTCCAAACGAATGGGTCGCATTTGGCGTTGGCGTTTGCAGTATCGCGACCGCTTTATTGCTGGCTCTGCGATGGGTTATTAAATCCTACCTTTCAGAGTTAAAGCCAAACTCAGGGTCATCTATGAAGGATCAATTAAATCGACTTGAGAAGCGTGTCGATGATTTGTTTGTAATTATTAGTAAGTCATAATTTCTTTTATGGCGAACACACGAAAGCGAACCACACGAAAAAAAGTCAATCGTCGTCGAGTTCGCCACACTCCTGAACCATTATCAAAATTAGATCAATGGTATATAGCAAAACATGAGATGTTTAAAGCTGCACGCAAGGCTGGATTTTCTGAGTCTGTTGCGCTTTATCTAATGGATAGTCCTGATTCAATGCCTGACTGGATCGTAGGCGATAAAGGAATAATCCCAACTATTCCAACTCCAGATGAGGATGACGACTAATTAAGCGTTACTTGGTAATTTCTGATTTACAGATTCCATACCATCATGAAGTAGCAGTTAAGAATGTCATTAAGTTAGCAAAGAGGGAGAGATTTGATAGTGTCCTTTGCGTTGGCGATGAAATCGATTTTCAAACAATTAGCCGATGGGCTGAGAAAACACCTTTGGCTTATCAACAAACTTTGGACGATGATCGCAGTTCTACTCAAGAAATCCTTTGGGCTCTCACAGAGCACAGCCGAGAAGCTCATATTATCCGCAGTAATCATACTGATCGCTTATATAACACTTTATTAAAAGTACCTGGCTTAATTAGCCTGCCTGAGTTGCAATATGCCAAGTTTATGGATTTTGATTCTTTAGGCATAACTTTCCATAAGCAATTCTACGAATTTGAAAAGGGCTGGATCTTGGCTCATGGCGATGAAGGCAACATGAATCCTAACGCCGGACAGACTGCCCTAAATCTTGCCAAAAAGGCCGGTAAGAGCGTTGTTTGTGGGCACACCCATAGGCTAGGTATGTCAGCCTATTCTGAGGGGCTCTACGGGGCTTATAGACCCCTTTACGGGCTTGAGGTAGGCAACCTTATGAACCGCGCCAAAGCCAGTTACACAAAAGGCTTGGCTAATTGGCAAATGGGCATCGCTGTGCTTGAGTGGAATGGCAAGAATATGACCCCTACGCTGATCCCAATAAACAAAGATGGCAGCTTTACTTATAACAGGAAATCATATGGGTCGTGAAACCGATTATCACGAACGCACGATTGATGACCATATCGACGATCTTGAGGATATTAGCGTTATCTAATCGTTATAAACGACACGCCAAAAGAGCCTTGCGCCGTCAGTAAATAGGGTCATACTAATCCCAACGCAAACGAATGATTTGCGGAACGGGAGCAACAAATGGAAATCGTAGGATACGGATTTATTATAGGCTGTTTAATTGGAGCAGCTTTATATTTCTGGGATGAACACCGCAAAGAGGAAATTTACGATAACGGCTATTATGCCGGTCGAGCAGCGGGTTGGAAATCTTGCATAGATCACCAGGCTAAATTGCAAAAACTTAAAGTTGAGCAGGTCTTTGATTATGACAAAAACTGAGGATTTGCTAAATGAGGTCATTACTACAATCCAAGACCGCGGTCGTATCTATGGACACCCATACTACAACCACAAAAGAATCGCTCAACTATGGAGTGCATATCTTGATTTCCCAATCACACCACACCAAGCTGCTTTATGTATGGCGTTGGTCAAGGTTTCTAGGCTTACTGAATCTCCAGATCACTACGATTCAGTTAAAGACTTTATCGCCTATGGATCTATCTATCGGACAGTGCTCGAAGCAGTCCAAGACAATGATTTTGAATGGAAGGAATAATGTTTAATTTAGCAGATTACGAAACAGTAGAATCGAGATTGGAAAAATGGCATGAGAAATACCCTGATAATCGTATCGAGACTGAACTTATTGAAGCGAATGACAAGCGGTTCATTGTATTCGCCAAGTTATTCAAAACTGAGGCTGATCCGAAGCCGTGCTCGACTGGTCTTGCTTTTGAAATCATTACGGAAAAGGGTGTTAATAGCACTTCTGCATTGGAGAATTGTGAAACTTCAGCGATCGGTCGTGCGCTCGCAAATGCTGGTTTCGCAGCTAAAGGCAAACGCGCTTCAAGAGAGGAAATGGCTAAGGTAGTTAAGTCAGAACCTAATGAATACGAAAAGAAATTAGAGCAGCGCAGATACGGAAGTCCAGGATCTAGATCAGCAGCTGTTGAGGATGCATTAAGAGTTTCATTTGCAGTTGAGAATAAGCAAAATGATCCACAACAATGGACTATTGCCGATGCTGTTGATGCAGTAGGTCATACAACACCAAAAGAGCCGCCAATGTGCGAACATGGCATGATCTTGAAGCAAGGTGTTGCTAAAACTGGAAAGCCTTATTATGGCTATGTTTGCAAAGGATCTAATAAAGACCATGCAATTTGGGCAAAAATGACAGCTAAAGGATCTTGGTATTTTGAGGGGGTGGAATAGTGGGATACATAGCGTTTATAGATGGCAGCGGTTGGACTGTCGAATTAAATGACAATGGCGCACACTTGGTTAAATCAATAATTAAATGTGAAGCATGTGGTGATGATCGTGTGTTTAAGGATGGCACATGTTTTAGATGCCATGAGCTAATAAA